CCCGCCGCGACCCCCACCCACGATTGATATGTCAGCAGACGATGAAAGCATATCTGTTTGCCCCCCCTTCTGTGAAAACAAAACATTCTCGTTATGCACTATCTCCCACTCTTCTCGAATATCCTGCACTGCATCTTCATCAATGATATGCAGCCCTTGTGTCAACTCGGAAAGTTTCTGCACAAGGTATGGGATGCAAGTTTCGTCTAACTGCATCACTGGTTCAAGTGGTATAGTCTTGCTCTGCGCCATTATCGTACTGAAAACAATCTATTTTTGGGCAAAAATAAAAAAAAACGGCATATTTTTCAATTTTTAGGTGAAAATTTAAGCCAAAAAGTTGCGTATATGCAAAAAATATCTATTTTTGGAGCGTGAAATATCTGCAATAAGTGTATTGGGAAGATTTTCACAAGGCGAAAAAATTGCTTTTTAGGATAACATTTAATCACAGAATTATGGAAATCGAAAAAATCGTTTCTACCGTGCAGGAGAAACTCGGAAACACCGATTTTTCGGCACAGACAATTCAGAAGTACGTAGAGTTGAATCCCGTTGCAGAGGGTCAAGAGCCTGACGATGCTTATTTCACGAAAGCGAAGGATTTTCTTAGCAGTATGCAGGGGCAGTTCAATCACGACTTCTCAGTTAAGTTCTCTGAGGCAAAGAAAAACTTGCTTACTGAGGACACGTTCAAGAACTTATCGACTGAGCAGCTTGCGGAGTTGAAAAAGCTGATTGAGGGCGTTAAGCCTATCGAGAAGCAGCCAGAAGAAAGCCCAGAGGTCGCAGCTCTCAAAGAGCAGATCAAGCAACTCACTGAACGCCTCGACAATGGTGACAAGACAAAGCAGCAGGCCGAATTGCTAAAGAAGGTGAGAACCGCCATGAAGGAGCAAAGAGCCAGCGACGATTATGTTCTTGACAATACTCTGAAAGGTGTGGAACTCGACACTACTAAGAGCGTTGAGGACTTGACCAAGGAGTATCTGGCTAAGTATGATGCCGAATACACCAAGTGCAGAGGTGGCGGTGCATCCCCACGAATGGGCGCAGGCTCTGGTGGCGATGGAGAGACAGAACTTGACTTGAAATTCAAGAAGAAAGCTGCCAAAGAGGGCTGGGGTAAGAAGTAGAATACAAGGCCGCGAGAAAAAAAAGAATCTATTGTTTCACTTAAAAGTCAAAGAAAGATGAAGAATCAGGTATTTCAGACTGGTAACACATTTGACTCTCAGTCATTTAGTGTTGGTCACGCCCGCAAGGTGTGGCGCAGAATCGAAGAGCAGCTTCCTGGCGGCTTTATGATTAAGAATATCTCGGACTTTGTTTCTGCTGGCCTTATTCGCTCTGGTATGGCTATCGTAAAGGATAGCACTCTCGGTGCTGACGAGAAGGACATAAAGGTTCTTACTTGGGCGCAGTTGAAGGCAGGAATCGCTGGTTCGGGTATTGACTCTCTCGGTATCATCGGCTTCTTGCAGGAGGACGTTACTGTAACAAGCGCACAGACTATTGGCACTGCCAATGTGATTGTGAAGGGTGAGATTTACGATTATATGCTCGGTGACACCCCAGAGGATGCAGCTATCATTGCACCCGCAGTCAAGGGCATGACTCAGAAGAACGGCTTGAATATCCGCGTGGTAGAGTAAGCCTATTGTGTAACGATTAAAGACTAACAGGATATGAGAACAATTCCAGTTACTTTGCGTGATATGATGCAGCTCGGTCTCTATGGTCAGAACTGGCAGACTTTCGTAGATCACTACGAGGAAAAGTTTAACGCCATCACTATTGACGGCTTCGACTTTGACCCTGTAAGCATCAACTATACTTTTGCGCAGATGTTGTCAAAGGTTGGCGCAACCGTGCTGCCGACTTATGTTGACCCTGAGAGTGAGGGTTATGAGATGCCTCTTGGAGCTGTTGAGGGTGTTACTGGTAACATTCCTACTCAGAAGCTCTTCTATTCGGTTAACCGCGTTATCGTGCGTGAGCAGATGCAGCTCGTACAGCGTTTCGGTAAGGCTGCTATGGACGGTGAAATGGCCAGCGTAATGTTTGACCTGTTGGACGAGGGTACGGATGGTCTGATTCAGGCTTTCTGGAACGCTCTGAACCACCAGCGTCATCAGATTATCTCTAAGGGTCAGTTCACCATTGATGCCACTAACAACCCACGCGGTTTGAAGGGTATCACAATCGGCTTCAATATGCCAGTAGCCAACAAGGACGTGCTGACAGGTGACGAGCGTTGGTGGACTAACCCAGAGCATACGGCAGAGGGTAAGGATTCCGATCCTCTCGGCTATATGTCAAAGCGCGTGAAGGCTATCCGCAGACAGCTTCACTATAACGGCTCTCTCCGTCTGGAGATTGCACAGGACACTTGGGATGACCTGTTGACTCACAGCAAGGTTGTCGGTGTTCTTGGCAACTGGATATATCGTAACATTTCGAGTGATGCAGCTCGCGCTGATGTTGCTCGTTTTGCTGACGATGACTTGATGAAGGAGGCTATCCGCCGTATCGTCAAGCTCGACGAGATTAAGATTAACGACACTTATGCTTTCGTAAGCAAGAAGGGCGTTAATGCTGCTGGTGAACCTGACTTGGTAGAAGAGCGTGTAGACAACTTCGACCCGCAGAACATAGCATTTGTTCCGACTGGTCTGCTTGGTAAGATTCAGGGCGTACAGCCTCTCTCTATGGGATATGATGCCGACAAGGTGGCTTATGCAATGGGCAACCGCCTGTTGATTGAGCAGGAGGATATTCCTCGCACTCACAGCATCAACGTGAATGGTGAAATGGCACAGCTCTGTGTTCCTAACGCTATTCGCAATATGTATCTCTCTACTATTGCACCTCACGTTGCAGACGCTTCAAGTTCAAGCTCTGCTGCTTCGTCAAGTTCCGAGGCTTCATCAAGCTCAGAAGAGGGGTAATCAGTAATCTCTAAAGAGTGATTCCGAATGGTAGAAATCAGAACGATAAGCGAGTACATCAAGGGCGTTTCTCAGCTAATAACTGAGGACGGCCTTGGGTACGTGCTTGCAAAGCGCGGATTAAAGGGTACGGAGTTGCTACCTCATAGCGAAAGTAAGGAGGGAGACACCGTACTGACACAACGCGACGTGGATTTAGCCGAGGGTACTGCCTACTATTGGTTGAGCAACTTACCCGTTGGCGGCTCTACCGAAAAAGTGTCTGATGGCGGGTGGTCACACTCAGAAGGCGGTTGGACGGTATCAAAGGCGAACATCGAAGAGTGGTTGCGTAAGTATCGTGCAATATTCGCCATGTGGGACGAACCGCTGATTATCAAGAGTCGTATTAAGATTATCAACTTCTAAGCGATATGGGTAGACTTGCTTTGAACTTTCCACGATTCCCCCACCGATGCATAATCTACGTTATGCAAAACCCTACTGGGTTTGAGACGGAGGAAGAACTGAAAGCCTTGAAAAAGGTTATCTGGGAAGGCCGCTGCCGTAAGGAAAGCAATACGTCTATCCGCACTTTCAAAGGTACTGAGAACGTGCTTAAAGGTGATTATCGCGTACAGCTTGGCGCATTGGTTGGCGGCAATCTCGCTGGCGATGCCGATGCAGCCCCAGACGGACGTACTGGCGAGGAATGTGGCGCAATCGTGTGCGATGTTAAGGCTGGTATGTTTATCGACTTCTATGACAGGAACAACATAGATGGTTTCGGTACATCGTCTGAGGATAGTTCAAGTTCAGAAGAAGAGCCTACCCCATCTTGTACGCTCAATCTTAACGACTGCTACGCTGGCAATTTAGGCACAACGCTTTATTGTGACGAATACAAGACTTAGTTATGGCAAACAGATACAATAGAAAATCGGTACTATCCGAACTGCGTACAATGGTTCTCACCAAATGCAGCGAGGTTTATATGACCAACCGCGAGACGGTTAAGACTACAACCGATAAGTTTGTCATTATCAAGCTGCCACAAGGAATCGACCCATACGCTGATACGCATAACACTGCTTACGTCCAGTTCCAGCTTTTCGCAAAGGACGTGAATAATGGCGTTGAAAGCATAGAGAGGATGGAGAGTCTGATTGATGGTATCTGTGAGCTGTTCCCGTTCAATAACGGACATATCAGCTGTAACGATACACCTATTCAGCTACCTTCAAAGTCCGATGGTATGGGTTATCACTCTGTTATCATGCAATTCCAGATTGTGATTAAGTATAACATTTAAATATTAAACGACTATGGCAATTAATGTTTCGACAAACAAGGAAGCCTTACAGGTGATTTTTGCAAAGGTTCGCAGAGCCTACTACTTCCCTGACCACACTAAGGCTTTTGGTGAGCAGACTGGCGGTATCGAGCTGCCTGTTCTGAAAGACGGTGTTACCTTCAATACAGGTGACCCAGAGAAGAACGAGGTTAAGCTGACTGACGATACCACTTGGCTGGGCAACGTCTCTCAGGGTGATAGCGATATTTCGCTGCAAATCTCGTCTGTGGCTAAGACCACTAACGAACTATTCTTGGAGAAGAACGGTAGTCCCGTTTCTGGTTCTTTCGGTGACAAGACCTATACTTTGCAGGGCTTCTCTCTCGCTCCGAAGAAGGTTACAGGCTCACTGCTGCTGACTTCTCCTGATCTTGACACCATCGTTTATCTGCCTCACGTAGAGCTTTACGCTTCGTTCAACGGTGAGGGCGGTGATGATTCTACTGGTTACTACAACGTAGCCGTAACACCTCTGACTGATGCTAACGGCAACGCCATCTACCTTCCCAACGTAGATGCTGATGCTGACAGCTCTTCAAGCGAGGGTTAAGCAATCACTTCATTCATAGTTAAGGCGGGGCTGCGGTATATCCGCTTCCCTGCCTTTCTTTAATCAAAGGCATTATGGAAGATTACAAGATATACGTTACATACCACAAGGACGAACTGATTGGGAAATATAGTCTGAAAGAAGATTCAAATCACGTCCTGTTTGCATCGCATAAGGATATTGAGGGAAAGAACATCAATAACCTCAATCCCGTATATTCCGAAATGGTTACTATGTACTATGTCTGGAAGAACGCAGTTAAGAGTAGCTATGTCGGATTCAACCACTATCGCAGGAACTTCGATGTGAAGCGTTTCCCCGCAAGCGGTGAGTGCCAGGTTTATCGCATACTTTATTTTGGCGGTAAGACAATCTATGAGCAATATGCCGAGTGCCATAACAGCAAGGATATGGACGTTATTCTGTCTCTTCTTGATGAAAGATATGGCGATGGCAACCAATATACTAAATATATTAAGGAAAGCCACTACCTTATTGCTAACTGCTGCTATTTCATGCGTTGGGCAGACTTCAACAAACTATGCAAGTTCCTGTTCCCGCTTCTTGATGATTTCGCGGCAAAGTGCGGTATATCAAACACCAACGTAGAAGAGTGGAAGAAGAAAGCGGAAAAGGATTTTGGCGGCAATCGCACTGACTATCAGACGCGGGTGGTCTCATTCCTTGCTGAACGTCTTATATCGGCTTATATCTTCACCAACATGGCTTACTATCTTGGAGGCTTCAACGTGGCTATCGTCCACTATAACACCCCTGAGTTAACGGAGGCTGCTATCAAGTCTCTGTTCAAGCACACTCGCGGCTGTCACGTCTATGTGTTTGATAACAGCGATACAGCACCATTCAAGGCAAAGATGAAGGGTGTTGAGGTTATCAACAACACAAAGGGACAGATTATCGACTTCGATAAGGAACTGGCTGCTTATCCAGACAAGAAGGAGAAAGATACAAGGCTGAGTAACTACGGCTCTGCAAAACACGCAATGAGCGTTGACAAGCTGATGGAGCTTATACCAGACGGATTCATCCTTATGGATTCCGATGTTCTTGTGCTGGACGATCTGACAGAGTGTATTAATCGCAATGTGGCTTGCGGCGGCTCTGAGCAAGTGAAGCATAACGTACCACTACTGATGCCGTTTGCTTGTTGGATTAACGTTCCTATGCTTCGTAAGGCTGGTATTCGCTATTTCAATGGTGAAAAGATGTGGGCACTGAGTAATATAGAGCCTAACTGCTTCTATGATACAGGTGCTTGGCTTCTGGAAGATGTGCGCAATAAGCAACTGAATGTCGAGTATTTCAACGTATGGCAGTACGTTAAGCACTTCGGACACGGCTCATGGAAGGATAGAGACTGGAAAGCATGGCTGAAAGAGAATAAAGACTTATGGGAATAGACTATGTAGTACCTATGGTATTCCACGATGACCCTCTGTGGCGCGAGGATTTCAAGGCTGCTAATCGTGAGTATGACGAAAGCAACCTTGGATTCTTCGTGCGCTTCCGCAGTTGGGGCACAGAGCATCTTCTTATCCGTTGCGTGAAGAAATACATGCCTTTCGTGCGTAACATATATATATTACTCGCGCGTGAGAGTCAGAAACAGGACTGGATGGATGAAGAAGGTGTTAAGGTGGTCTATCATCGTGATATTATCCCAGAGAGATTCCTGCCGACTTTCAATAGTCTTGCCTTTGAAATGTTCTTGCACCGTATAGACGGACTGAGTGAGCGTTTTCTGTACGGCAATGACGATATGTTTCCGCTCTCACCACTCACCGAGGACGATTTCTTCTATGGTGATGTTCCTTGTCTTGTGAATATAGAAAAGCCGATGCCGACACCACCTAACATCTTCCATCGTGTATGTCGTGGCGGTATGAACTTCGTCGGAAAGGAGTTTGGTAAGCACTATACGAACACTATCATACGAGGTGGTCACAGCATAACACCGATGCTAAAGTCAACATGGGAATATCTGTGGCATATCGGTAAGGCTGAGATAGAGGCGAGTATCAGCCCATTCAGACAGCCGAACAACTTCATTCAGTGGATTTGCCCTTGGTGGCATTATCTCTCAGGGAACTACGTGAACAAAGCACCAAAGCGCGTCTATGTAAGCACTAAGAATAGCGTTGAAGATGTCGTTAAGGCTATCAATGACGAGAACGCTGGTATCGTCTGCATCAACGATAACGAGTGCGTTGCTGACTATATGGCGTATGGACGTGCCGTTAAAAAGGCAATAGAGAATAAACTAAAATAATAAGCTATGAATAGTAGATATACATTAATATTTCAGAAGGGCAGTACCGTTGTCAACTCGTTTACCCAATGGGGTATCGTCTGCTGTAAAGTGCCTTTCAAGGCTGGCGGTAAGACTAAGGAACTTGCAAAAAAGGAATGGTACGATCAGCACGGAGAAGATACATATATCCCGAACAAGCTGATGTTCGAGGCCTACGATGCGGAGTTTGAACTTGCCTATCAAGGTCAGGAACTTGCAAACAATCCGTTCAATCTTAACAAGGCGTTTACGCAGATTGACAACTTCAAGAAATGGCTTTCTGGGAACGATAGCGTAAGCGGCTCTGGCGCAACGTTGAAGATTTATTCGCCTTTTGCCACAATAGGCAGACAGGACTGTTATCTCCTGGAGATTTCCGATGAAGAGCCTCACGTACAGCTAAAGAAGGAAAAGGGGAATCTGTATAACGAGAACGTTGTTACCTTTAAGGTCAAGTTCCGTGTTACAGACCCAGTGACAAATATAACAATCAGCTCTTCATCAAGTAGTAGTGATTAACTATGGCACACGATAACGCTAAGACACTGGAGAACGGATTTGCGGAAGGCTTGCGGATGATAGAAGATGTTCTGTATAACTCGCTTGCCAATGCAGCAGATGAACTTCTCATACGTGCGGCTACTAACAGGCAGTTCGTCGGTTTCACAGGCAACACGCAGACTTCTTATGCTTGTGGTATCTATATGAACGGCAGATTAGTACACGTCTCAGTCCAAAACAACTGGAGCGAACAACCGAGAAGGATGAAGGTTCAAAAGGGTAAGGTCGTGTTCTTAGGTAATCCGTATGAAGGCTATCCTCGTGCCGTCAGGGGACAGGTGGATATAGCGGAGGATTACGGTCTTGCACTCTCTCTTAAACAACTCGAAGAATATGAAGCACCGAAGAAGGGTCTCGCCCTTGTTATGACTACTGGTACTGAGTATTCCGTTTACATCGAGCAGGCAATGAGCCTCGACGTGCTTACCAATACGTTCAAGGATGCGGAAAGGATAATCAATCGTAACTGGAAGAAGATAGATAGCTGAACACTATTTAGGGGGAAATAAAAAAATCCCCCGACATTAATAAATACTCTCACATACATTATTAATACACACCCATGCGGCTGCTGTCGGGGGAATAAGCCCTTAATTGCAACTGCATGGGTTTCTTTGTGGTATGTATGTGAGATGGGGGCAAAGGTAATAAATTAAATTCAAATGCGTATGAAAGTTTATGAAATTTTATCTTTGAACCGAGATTTTTTAGAAAAACTGCATGAATTTGGCATTAAGTTGGCAGATTCTAAGCACGTAGGTATGTATCATGAGTATTTACAGATGAAAACATGCGGTGACAAGGTTGCCTATATCGTCGCTTTTCTTTCCGACAAATATAATGTCTGTGAAAGGAAAGTCTATAAAATCATCAAGAACATGGAAAGGGACTGCCAGATTGATGCAGTCTGATAAGCCGTAAAAGTTTGGATAGGGTACAATCTATATCTACCTTTGCCCTTGTCAATGCGCAACGACAAAGGTAACATTAGTATTCACAATTCAAACGAAAAGATTATGGCATTAGAAATGAACGATTTGATGATGCTGCGAGGTCTGGATAAGGAGGGTATGACTCCTTACGAGCAGTTCAAGGTAGGGCACATTCAGAGCAAACGTGCAAGCGGTACTGCCATCGCAGGTCTTACCGTTGGCGTAGGTGCTGCCGTTCTCGCTGTCGGTGCTGCGGCATGGGCTGGCTCACGCGCTCAGAACGCAAAAGACGTAGCTATCGCTAAGAACGATGGTCTGAAAGACCTTGTGCAGACACTCGCAAGCACACTCGTTGCAGAGCGCAATGAGCGTATTGATGGTGACAGGACGTTGAGCATCAGCATCAACGACACCGTTAGCGGTCAGGCACAGCTCTCTCAGTCTCAGCAGCTCTCTAACGAGATCACTCTTGGTCTTATGACTGGTAAGTATAGCGAAAACCCGCAGAAGGTTGAGCTTTATTCTCCAGCCAAAGCCTTCCAGTGTGGTTGCGGCTGTAACGGCTAAAAAGGTTTGGGTCTGAGAGGGTACGGAAATCGGACTTTTTTAGACCCAACCATCTAATTCTTGATAATTCTTGCTAATTCTTTCAAAACTTGCAAGGATTGGAAACATTTAGATAGGCTTATATGATATGGTTCAACAAAGACAGGAAAAAGAAGATGGAGTTTATTCAGAACTATGTGCCGACAAGTAAGGCACAGCTTATACAAGTGGCTATGTACTTCAATAAGGGCGATATTCAGAAGGCGCAGGAAATGGTTGACTTCTACGCTAAGAATCTTGATCTGCCCGACTTCGACCCGATTGCGCCAACCTTCATGCAGCAGATAAAGAGTGGTGCAGCCGATTTGTTCTCATGGGTTAAGGATAACCAAGAGGATTTGGTAAACGGATATAGCCTTATACGCTCTATCATTTCCAACAAAGGTGCGCTGCCGATGACGGACGTACCAACAGAACCGCTACCAAGTATCAACGAATAAATAACACGGCAATAACATGGAAGAGAAGGAACAACTCAAAGGCTTTCCGATTAGTTTCAATATCTATGCGGAGAACGAGACGGAGGTAGAAGAAGCACGTAGGGCTATAATAGCGTTTATCGGACTTCATGCCTCGCAATGCAGGGCTGTCACTGCAAAGAAAGTGACCCATGCACTATCTAATTGGGATAAAAACCCCATAGTACGTAATCAGATAATCAATTATTTCAAGTGATATGGAACAAGGCGAACAGAAACAACAGTTTAAATGTTTAGGCGACTGCCTGAATTGCAGGGCTATAAGTGACCGAAAACAACAATGGTGGTATTGCGCGACACAACACGCATACAACACATTACAGATGGTTAGGAGTATGCAGGATGCTATTACTGCCATGTCTGGAACTATCGAGGAACTGAAAGTAAAGATAGCTTCAATACAGGATAACGAGGCTATGGTATTTGATCCAAATGCGGAAATAACAGAAACGGATATAGCACAAGAAGGGGACGGTGCAGAAGAATAGATGCCCCAAAATAGTAACAACACAAAAACTAAACTTTATGGCTAATTGTAACAACAACGGAAAGACGTTTGTGATAAGTCTCACAACGATTCCTGGCGGCACGGCTGCCAATGCTAACTATCTGCTGCAACTCGACCACTACACTTGCGGCAACAAGAAACTATGTACACAGGAAATGTTCCCTGTATCAGCTGACTTAAAGGCAACGCCTATCGGCAGTCCAGTATCATTACCTGTCAACGGAACACCTCAGTATTGTCAAGAGGTGTTGGTAAGTGGCACTTGCACCTACATGCCGTTCACTTGCGGCTGTCAGTGTAATGTATGTCCTGTTACGGAGAATATCTATTGCACCATCTGTGTGCCTTGCTCTGCTGCAACCACACCGACGCTGACTATCGGTACTTCTGCGGCTTCTCCTACTGGTGCGCAACCATGTGCTAACACTACGAATTGTATTGCAATCACAACAACGCTCAACGTAACAACTGGCGCATAGTATGGATTGGATTGATATTGCGGGTATTGTGTTCGTATGTGTAACTGCGAACCACTTAGGATTAATATCGGCTATTGAGGGCGTTATCAAGCATCAGCTACCGATTATGAATTGCCCTAAATGCCTAACTTGCTGGAGTGTTCTGGCTTATATGGTTACAACAGCGCACGACATAATCACATCACTCGCAGTATCTTTCCTCGCAAGCTATATCGCAATATGGCTTGAACTATTGGAAGGATTTGTAGATACTTTATACATTATGCTATATGGGAAGATTACAGAAGCAGATAATGACAACGAGGCTACCACAAGTGCCGACGATGGTAATTCCGCAAGCACCATGCCCGAATTGTAGTAAAACTGCAAAATCGAACTTTAAAACAAAGAGAAAATGAATCAGGAAGAAATGAAGAAAGAGTTTGACGCCCTCTATGATATGATGGCGAACTCTAACAAGGTTGAGAATATGCACGTCTTTGGATTGGTGCATAAGGAAATGATGGATTGGTTTATCGCCAATAAGCCAGAACTTGCGCAGGAATGGCTGGAGAAGCTGCAATCCATCAAGTGGAAGAACTATCTAACCCCGAAGGAGGCTGAAAAGATTGTCGAGAGTATGAATCCGCAAGCACCTTGGAATCGTGATCAGTGGAGGGCAGCGATGAAGGAACATGGCTTTGACTTGGATAAAGAGCCTTATTACAACCGATGCGCTCTGTGGGTAACGATGAACATGAAGATGTCGGATAGTGGCGAGACACTTGCAAAGTACATTGCGGGCGATAAGCTATTTGAGGCAGTCTATCATCTTGCTGTGGATGCTCTTACCGATAAGGACGGACGTTTCTCGGTGAGAAAGTATTTTTCTCTGTAAGCTATGGGCTATCGTGAGTTAATGCGGAGACAGCTACTTGAACGGATATACGATAAGATGTCCGATGAAGAAAAGCGAACTTTCGTACAACTCACTATGCAGAATAGAAGCCATACGGAGATTATGGATGCACTGAGCCGTCAGCAGAAACAGCTATACGATATAGAGAGGAAACAGAACTGGAAGGTTGACTTTCTTTCTGACATTGGCGCAAACTTTATAACCGATGGCTTGATATGGCTTGGCAGTAAGTTATTCAAGAAGCTCTGACATGCCTATTGCTGTGTTTGGTGGGGGTGATACTATATCATCCCTGCCTTTTTATGTTAAAATCGGCTTGTGATATACCATGAACGGATTATTTTCGTATCTTTGCGCCATAAATCAAAACTTAAAGGATATGAAGAAACTATTGGTTATGCTATTTATGATGATGCCTTTGGTATCAATGGCACAGAACTTTAACGAGGATGGTGGTAAGTATGAGGTGTACTGCGATATTTTGAACGCTACACCAAGCAATGTAAACGGAACATACTCCATATATATAGGTAATGATAGTTACGTTATCGTTGATAAAGATGGTGAGAAACTGACACCGAAAAAGGATTCTGAGATATTATCGCTACTTGCGAAAAGAGGGTGGCGGCTGGTTACATGCTACTACAAAGGTTATGATAAGACAAAGTTTATCATGAGAAAAGAGGTGAGTAACGATGATGAAGCGAGAATAGGTTTACGGAAGGATAAAAAATAAGCGGAGGTGTTAACCCCCGCTTTCTTATTTGATGGCAACCCTCGTTGCGCCTGTCTCGATCCTGTGCATTGCTTCATATATCTTATCTGCTGCATCTGCGTTGCGTTTCGTATTATCCGCAATCTGTTGCAAGTGGTCAACTTGCGCCTGTGCCAATACGGAAACTCTGTGTACGTCTGTGGATATTGCAGGCAGATGGATATTCTCAGTAGCCCTCATAACGCTTACGTCAAGTCTGATGGCGTTAAGATACGATGCCCACAAAGACGTGTCTTGCTCTGTGATAGCCTTACCGATACCATTTTTCGTTGCATCCGTATCGTCACCGAGTTTCTTCATATCTTCAAGTCCTGCCTTCTTCATACCTTCATTCAAACCGTCCATAAGTTTATTGAATGAACCAGGCAAAGTCTCGCTTACCACTTCCATCTTTGCAGCGATATTCTCAACTGATTGCTCGTCAAGCTGTCCCTTAGTACGTTTCATTTCCGAAACAATCTCGTCAAGTACTGGTTGCATAGCGGTTTCAATCAGTTTGGTAACAGCGATACTCTTAGCGACTTCCGCCATTATCTCACTTGCTTTCTTCTTGAACGCCTCTGCCCCGTCCTCTCCTTTCTGCCATGCCTCAAACAGAGCGTCGCCAAGTTCCTGCGCCCAACTCTTAATGTCGATGTCGTAAAGAGACTTAGCCATATCAGCGGCAAAGTTCTTTATTTCATCATCCATTTCTATCAACTGCTGTTTATAGTCGTCGATAGCGTTCTTGTCGGTATTCTTCTTTGCTTCCTCCAACTGCATCTGATGTTGCAATTCGTCTCGCTGTGCAAGCAATGAAGCATAGG